ATTTATAGGTCTGGGTGGGAATTAAAGTTGATGCAATATTTAGATGCTCACCCTGATGTTATTGAGTGGCAATCTGAAGAAATGTGCATACCTTATAGATCCCCTGTTGATGGTAGAGTGCATAGGTATTTTCCAGATTTCAAGGTCAAGAAGCGCAACAAAGATGGTTCAACAGAAACAGCGCTAATCGAAGTCAAACCATATAAGCAGACCAGGCCACCTCAAAAAATAGAAAAAGTAACAAGACGATATGTTACAGAAGTGATGCAATGGGGTGTAAATGAGCAAAAATGGAAAGCAGCAAAAGAGTACTGTCTTGATAGAGGCTGGAAGTTTTACATATTCACAGAGAATGAGCTAAACATTAGGTTCTAGAATGCCATATATTTTTCAACAAATTCAAGACAAAGCTATCAAGCAAGGTATAGGGCAACAAGATGTTGCAGATGCAAGAGAATGGTTCCGTGACGAAGCCAGAAAAATAAATGCAGCTAATCCTACACGATTTATGAATGACCCTTCTTTCAAAAAAGAAAATAGATTAAATTTGCAGTCAATTGGTAAAATGTATATGTTCTTTTATGATCCAAAACTAAAAGAACAGCTACCTTTCTATGATACGTTTCCCTTAGTGTTTCCAATTGACTTTAGGCCAAATGGCTTTCTAGGTATCAACTTGCATTATTTGCCTCCTTTGTTGAGAGCAAGGCTAATGGATAATTTGTACACCATTCAATCTAGTGCTAAATATAATCAAAACCAACAGCTAAACCTATCATACCAAATGTTGAGTAGTGCAGCTAAATTCAGATACTTTAAACCATGTGTGAAACATTATTTGTGGCAGCATGTTAGATCTTCGTTTTTAAATGTTGATCCATCAAACTGGGATATGGCATTGATGTTGCCGCTTGAGCAGTTTCAGAAAGCCTCAAAGCAGCAAGTTTGGAATGAATCTCAAAAACAATTTCGTAGGTAAATTACAACATGCCCACTAATTTAGATTTATTGCAGCAAGAAGCAGCACAAACAAGAGCTGGCATTGTAACAAGCCAAGCAGCTGCAACTGCTTTCAATAACTTTCGAACTTCAATCTATACAAGTGGTACTCTTCAGGACAATAAGTTTGATGTTGTTTTTAAAAATATACCCTTTATTGACTCACGAAACAAACAACTATTGACACTGAGAGCATTTCAAGCTGACATACCTAGTGCAATTCTTCAAACAGTAAACGTGCATCGTTACGGGTTTGGACCACCGGTTCAATATCCACACAATATGCAATTCAATCCATTTACAGCAAAGTTTATTGTTGACAAACAAGGTGAATTATATAAATTATTTACACAATGGATGAACAAAATATTCAATTATAATGTTGATACTCGACAAACTGGTTCTTTATACCGTGTCGATTATAAAAACAAATATTGTACTGATATTGGGTTGATTGTTTATGATAATTATGGTGAAAAGCAAATGGAATTCAATATGAATGAAGCTTTTCCAACATTCTTACAAGAAACACCAGTATCTTGGGTCATACAGAATCAATTATTGATATTGTCAGTGCAATTCAACTTTGCTTCGTGGCAAATGATACGGCCTGACACTACACCTAAAGCAACGCCTCGTCCAAGTGTGAAACCACCAGCATCAACACAGGTTACTGGTTGGACTCCAACGTCTGAGAAAGAAACATTTGGCTACTCAACTGATGGTACATAATTTATTAATTTAACTGGAGCTATACTATGCAATTGCCAAAAATCACTTATCCTCTCATTACACTTGAGATTCCTTCTACAAAGAAAAAGGTACCATTTAGACCTTTTCTCGTTAAAGAAGAGAAGATTCTTCTTCTTGCAAAAGCAAGTGAGCAAAAAGAAGATATCTATCTTGCAATTATGCAAGTGATAAACAACTGTGCAAGTGATGATCAGTTTGATTGCTCAAAGCTAACTGTGTTTGATATGGAATATCTATTCATGAAGCTTCATGCAATCTCTGTTAACAATGTCATACAAGTCAAGTAT